TCATCCAGTACGGAAAAGTATTATATCACGACATTACCCAAGAGCTGATGATACTCAACTGGATGAAGCATAATTCCATGAAAAGCCCTAAAGTTCGCTCATGTGTCGAGAAAGAATTACGTTCCATAAAAAATAAAGACTATAAATACCGTTTCGCTAGACTATGTAAAGACTATGGATACCCTATCGATAGACTATGCATAGACTCGGGGGAAGAAGAAGAAAAAGAAAAAGAAGAAAAAGAAGAAAAAGAAGAAAAAGAAGAAAAAGAAGAAAAAGAAGAAAAAGAAGAACCGAAAGATCCAAGACCGCCTGTGCCTGTTTTCGGTAATCCTCTTAATTCTCAAATTATTGAATTCCTTAAAAAATATAAAGTCACATACGGAATCAGAGAGTTGGAAGATTTAGAATCCTTTATCGGACTAATGGATATTAAAGTAATTGAATACTGCATTGGAAAGTCTGAAGGCAAGTCTGGATCTTATGCAGTATCAATTTTAAAACGATTATCTTCAGAAAGTAAGACGACCATCGAACAAGTTAATCCAGCACCAAAGGTTACTCCAATTGATTTCAAGACTAGATCAGGCAAGCCGACCATTGATATTGCTCAACCAGGTACTTCCGAAGTTGTGAGCGATGCAGAATTTGAAGAATTCATGAGACAGGCCGCTGAGATACAAGAAAATAAACATAATCCAGGAGCGTGATAAATATGAAAAGAAATCGCAACGCCAAGACAACAACATTAGGATCAGTACCTTTGACAATTGATAGAGACACAAGCATGAGAGATTACATGAGAGATTCGTTGAAATGCTACACATTGTCACCTGATGAATTAAAAGCGTTGAACGATCGGCTAGGACCACGACCAACCAAGAAGCATCACAGCAAGATCATTCCGATGCAACAGAGAGGAGGTGCTGCGTGATCTCCTTCACTGTACACATCAAGCCAATGGGAGCTGTCAGGACAACTCAACGTGGAAAATGGACTGACGAAGCTTATCAAAGATATCAGACTTACAAGAAGTTCATATGGTTAGAAGCTCGCAAACAGATTAAGAAGCCATTACAAGGCGCCGTAATCATTCAGGTTAACTCTTATCATCCAATCCCCACAAAGTTCAACAAGGATAAAAAGAACTCGGCTAGGAATGGGATAGTACGACCTATGACTAAACCTGATGTAGACAACATAGCAAAAGGTGTAATGGACTCCCTTAATAAATTGGCTTGGAAGGATGACAATCAAGTCATCAGCTTGAGTGCCAATAAATATTATTCAGACGATCCAAGAATTGAAATCAGCATCGAGGAGGTAGAGGTGGCGTGATCTCCACACACTGGATCAACATGGGGCATGCAATGGCACTTGTAAACGAACGTGGAGTGATTATAGGTGTGTTACATCCCTTGGACGAACAAATATCAATCAAGATAAAGGAGTCGTTTAAAAACGATTCTAGGAGGTCTGATAGATATGTCATAAATAAGGAGGTGAGGGCGGTTTAATAGATTTGAATAGTGTCGAAAAGTCAAGGATGAAATAACGAGAATTAACGAGATATATTGAGTATTTTGGAGAAAAACAGTACTTTTTATCATAAAAATGTGGTAAAATATAGGTATAAACTAAACTATCGGAAAAGTGGGTGTTCGTGTGGATATTCAAGCAAAAATTGAGAGTGTTCGTCAGGAATTAAATGCAGAGAATCAGCGTGGGGCGTTAAAGGATTCATCGAAGGTTGCGGATCTTGAGAGTCAATTAAACAGTTTGATTGAGCAGATAAACCCAGTTGTTGTGGAAGAGGTAGCAGAGGGAGCATACTTCCTTGATCTTGTGGATGCTGGTGGAATTAATATCAAAGATTTGTTTGTTTATCACTCGGAAGATAACGCCGCAATGGCATATGCAGTAGTAAGGGATATATTCCAGAGTGAAATACTTAAACTACAGGGCCAAGAACGTTATAAAGTGGACATGATAGAGAAAGAGTTGGAAGCATTAAAACAGAATGAGGTAGCCAATCAAGAAGATTATGACTCCCTGTATGAATTGCTAGTTGAAAAGAGAGCTGAAGCAAATACATTGCAATTGAATCTGGAAGACATGACACATAAGCGCAAGGCGGCGGCTGACGAATTGGAAGAAGCTAAAGTCGAGATCGAACGTTTAAATAGTCAAATAGATGACCTGAGAACAGAAATGGAATTGGGTGCCAAAGAAGCTCATAAGGTTATCAGTGTTGATGTGATAGCGTCCATTGAGAATTATAAAAAGTCGATTAAAGAAGAAGAAATGAAAAAGCCTGTTATCTATAACGTGAGACCGTTGGATAACAGAAACAGTAAATTCGCTGCTAACTACGCTGAAACAGACGAGTACCTGGAAGACCACTACATGTATCTAAAAGGGAAGTACCGGGAGGTATCAGCCGATGAGGCGCCTTCGTTTCGAAGAGAAGAACCCCAACATACTGATGCGGATAATATCGGGGATATTGTGGAGGAAAGCGGCGAGTTAAGACTGCCATTTCAGAGTGAAGAAAGCGCAACCGACAGATTGGATGAAGTCAACGCTAACGTGGGAATGGCAGACAAAACAGTTGAAGAAAGACTTGAAGCGCTTGAAATAGCTGTGTTTGGTCAAATTAGGAATGCGGCATAGTTTAACAACATGGCAGCCTAACCGCTGCCTTTTCTCTAAAGAGGAGGGATAACGTGGAAATTTGCGTAACTGTTAACTATAGAGCTGGACATTCTATAGGATCGACATATTCAAAAGAAGATATATATTGTCCGAATTGCGGAACTCAGAATGTTTGGAGTGAAATGGGCGGTGGAGATGTATATGTTGGTTCCAAACATGTTTGTACAGGGTGCGACCACTCCTTTTATTTACCGAGTTTATCTGTTACTGATGAATACGAAGAACAAGTGATTGAGCAAATAAAGCTTAATGGTGGAACGAAGCCTCTAACAGGTACGGAAATATTATTGAAAAATAAGGCTTTAGACATGGCCGCAATAAATAGATACAATGCTGAATTTGTCCGTATTTCTGAAAGAGAATTTTCTGAAGAGGAAATTGAAAGAGTGGTGTCCATGCTGGTATTTGAAATATAACAAAGTGACATTGAGGAGGGATAACATGGAAAACAATAAAGTAATAGAGTTGCTGAAGAACTATAGATCGTATCAATATGCCGCTAATAATTGCGGGTCGACTGATGACATTATGTTACCAGTTATGATAAGTGATCGAAGACGAAACCCTAACATGTGGGATCAGACGCGCTACAACCGTATTGTAAACATGATTGATGGAGCTGTGAACCATGTACTGAGTGATGATCAACGGAAAATCATTAGTCGTAAGTACCTGGACAGAAACACAATGTCACTGAAACAGATTGCAGCTATTACAGGTTGTGACCCTTCGACAGTGTCCAGATGGCATACTGAGGCAATAAGAAGGTTATCCATTGCGCTACAGCCATTAAGCGAAGAAGAACAAGAAATTCAAAACTTTGACCACAGATTTAATCCGTCTTGGGTATATGAAGAACCAGCATAATTCATTTTTTTGCACGCAAATGCCTTGTTTTAAATGGTAATATTGTATTATCGGGAACAGATGATGATTAACGGTGATCCAAGTGTACAGCCTTTGGTCACAATGATTCCCACAAATAAAGAGTGATGGGTGAACGTTGCCTGTTGCTCTTTTTGTTTTTCATCGAGACGACCGAACAACCCAAGCCGTATAAGGGATTTGAGGTTTTATGTTATTAATCTACCTATTATTATTTACTATACAGAACTTACTATTAATAAACATCCTAAGGGATATCATGAAGGAGGAACTATGAGGTGTACAAAGTGTTGGAATGAATGTGTTAACATCGGTGAGTTAGTAAGAGGGCAGTGTGATGCATGTACAGACAAAGATGCTGCAAAGGAAGATGAGAAGTGATGAGGGAACGCATTAGTGCTAATGAATACAAAGCATTACAGTTCACACGAATGAAAGTTTACTACACTAGATATTACCTATTAGGATTCATCAAGATAGGAAAGACAGTGGGTTACTCAGACAGGCGATCACTTAAACGATGGTGTAGATGGCTAACAAGGATTGAATACGAAGTTTAGGAAGGAGAGTGATCATGGTTGAACAATTCATTAACGACATGATCCATATGACTGAAGGTGAAAAGCTAGTACATTATTGGCCACTGTGGTTAGCGATTGTTTTATTAGTGACCATCGTGTGTGTATGGATAGCATTGTCTAAGAATAGGAGAAAGGAGTGACAACATGGCATTGACGGATAAGCAAACGAACTTTGTAAATGAGTACATGAAGGACATGAATGGAACAGCTGCTTATCTTCGTGCTGGATACACTTGTACCGAAGAAGCCGCAAGACGTGCCGCTAGTCGTTTGTTGACAAATGTAGACATTCAGTCCGAAATCGGACAAAGAACGGACAAGATGCAGGAAGAGTCGGGCATGAGTGTCCAATGGGTGCTAGAGAAGTATAAACATATCATTGATAAAAATATTGATGTTGACCCTGTAGTGACCAAAGGAGCATTAGATAGTGTTGCTAAACATTATGGAATGTTCAAAGAGAAAGTGGAACACAGCGGTGAACTAAGTATCAAAGTATCCTTACCGAAAGGATTTGGTGAAGATGCCGACGATTAACATTGATTTAACCGAGTTGCCGACTCTAACAAATGATCGGTTCTATCCACTCTACAGCAACAAGGATAGATACTTGGTGTTAATGGGCGGCGGCGGTTCGGGTAAGTCAGTGTTTACGGCACAAAAGATCCTCTTCCGAATGCTGACCGAACAGAAGCACCGCATATTAGTATTGCGTAAGGTAGCAAAGACCATGCGTGAATCGGTATTTATGGAGCTGAAGAACGCCATATACCGTTGGGGACTAGCTAAGTTGTTTAAGATCCCGAAGGGTACGAGTTCAGAACTCCATATAAGCTGTGTAAATGGTAACGAGATACTATTCGCCGGGTTGGATGATGTAGAGAAGCTTAAGTCCATTTCAGGCGTTACAAGTGTATGGATCGAAGAAGCGAGCGAGTGTACACCAGAGGATTTCAGACAGCTTGATATCCGGTTACGTGGTAAGACACAGAACTACAAGCAAATGATGATCACCTTTAACCCGATTGACATCAATCATTGGTTGAAAAGAGAGTTCTTCGATCATCCCAAGCCTAACGCCAAGACATTGCATTCCACATACAAGAACAATAAGTTCTTAGATGATGATGCTATCAAGGTGCTAGAAGCATTTAAGGAAACAGACCCTTACTTCTACCAAGTATATTGCTTAGGTGAATGGGGAGTGCTTGGTAAAACAATATTCAGTGCTCAGAAAGTCAATGAGCGCATCAGTTACCTTCGTGACCATGATCCATTGGTCAAGCGAGGGTGTTTTGTTTATGAGAAAGATGCTGCAGATAAGATCGTTGAGAAATCAATAAAGTGGGTGAGCACGGATGGTGACGACGGGTACATTAAGATTTTCAGAAATCCTAGTGACCGCACGCCTTACGTTATTGGTGGTGACACAGCAGGAGACGGGTCGGATAACTTTATCGGTCAAGTCATCAACAATGTCACAGGTGAACAGGTTGCTACATACAAGAATCAATTCGATGAAGACTTGTATGCCGAGCAGATGTACTGCCTAGGACGACACTATAACAATGCACTGGTGAGTATAGAGACAAATTTTAGTACGCATCCAATCAAGGTACTGACAAGGTTAGGGTACACGAATCAGTACGTCAGAGAGCGTGAGGATACATTCACAGGGTCAGTACAGAAGACCTATGGATTCCTCACAGGTAAGCTTACTCGACCATCTGCTATAGCTGAACTGGTTAAGGTAGTGCGTGAGTCTGTACACCTTATCAATGACGCGGATACCTTGAATGAGATGTTAACGTTCGTTAGGAACGAGAAAGGCAAGCCGACAGCCAAAGAAGGCGCACACGATGACCTTGTGATGGCTTTAGCGATTGCTTACTACAGTAGAGGTCAACAGGATGAACAGCTATTACAGCAAGCAGTAACACCAACGATAACCCCGTTCCCATTCCGGACGGAGGAACCTAGTGGAGGTGAGTTCATGTCATGGTAGAAGATGTTCAGAAGCTAGGCGAATTACTCAAGCTCCCTAACTTGGATGAAGACACAATCAAGCTAATTAATGCGAAGATGCGTGAGTTAATTGGTGCTGCAAGGGTGCAACAACCAGTACAGTTGGAGTTGAATGACACGATCATAGATGAATGGATTAACGGCAAGAATGGAGGCGAGTAGATGGATGTAGTAGCGACAGACAACCTGTCAGGAGAAGTCGAACGTCAATACACAGATGGCCTGTCCTATAAACGTAGGATGGGCTTTCTTGATAAGTGGCCTGAACAAGCAAGGTTTAAGGCAGGAGATCAATGGCCTGCACCGACACAGCTTACCAAGTCTATGCCACGTCCTGTATTTAACGTAATCAAGATGGTTGAGGGTCACAAGTGCGCTAACGTCATGTCTGAACAAATTAAAATGATGTTTAGCACCATGGAGATGGACGATAACACTCAAGACGATGACTCTGGTGACCTATTTAGTCGTTATTCGGATACTACTTGGGAACGCATCAAACAAGATGAATTGAACGAAGAAGCGTTGGACATATGCGCTAACACTGGTACTGTTGCGTGGCATTACTTCTTTGATATCAGTAAGAAGGGCGGTAAAAAACATCCTTGGATTGGTGAGATGGAAGGCGAGATCATTGACCCTATCAATATATTCTTTAGTAATCCGCAACAGAGACAGGTTCAGAAGCAACGGTACATCATTATTTCCAGTCGTGAAGACATTAGCAAGGTTAAGGCAGATGCAAAAGCTAATGGTATGAGCAAGGAAATGTTAAGTCAGATCAAGCCTGACAAGGATACTCAAGATGAAGGCTATGACGCTGCAAAGATTGAGGTTAATGACAAAGGTAAAGCGACTGTGCTCACGAGGTATTGGAAGGGCGAGGATGGAAAGATTTATTTCTGCAAGGTTGCGTCAGGGTTAACTATTAAGAAACCAACGAGTACACACCTTAGCTTGTATCCGATCGCCGTTATGCAATGGGACAGACGTAAGAAATGTATATTCGGTATAGGTGACACTGAAGGATTGATCCCGAACCAAAAGTCTATCAACGTACTTGTAGCTATGCAGATATTTTCAGTACAGCTTACAGGATGGCCTAAGTTAGTGTATAGGTCTGGTGCAATTGATCCATCCAAGATAACGAATAGACCCGGTGAGATGATCGAGGATAAATCAGCTCCTGGTATGGGTGATGGAGTTAAATACATGAACCCCGGTAACATTAGCGGAGCCGCAGCCAACTTAGTAGAGCAAATACTAAACTATACTCGGCAAATGACAGGTGCGAATGATGCAGCGACTGGCAATATGTCTAGCGCAGACCTCAACGCTACTGCAATTATGTTATTACAGAAAGCCGCAGGTATCCCCATTGAGTCTATCAAACGTAGATTTTACAGTGTTGTCGAGGATATTGGACGTATTTGGGAGGATATTTGGAAGGTTAAGTACAACATTGGTCGCCAAGTTATGCTTAAGGATGATGAAGGCGAAGAGTATCCAGAATTCTTCAAAGGAACTGAGCATCAAGACAAGGAAATGCGACTCAAGATTGACATTGGGCCATCGTCTACCTATTCCGAATCACTCATGTTATCTAGCTTGGACAAGTTCCTTGACCGTGGTGACATCACATTTGAGCAGTATTTGAAGTTTGCTCCTAAGAATGTCGTACCTTACAGGGATCGACTACAAAAGGAATTGGATGAAGGCAAGGGTATTGTTGGTCAGATTGAACAGTTTGTGAAAAGTATGGCACCTGAAGAGAAAGCGATGTTTGATCAGATGCCACCTGAACAGCAATTCCAATTACTACAATCTACCATTGCACCACCGCAACAGATGCAACAGCAAGTACCTCAACAATCTATAGCAATATAACAGGACCTTGGTGAGAATCCAACGGTCCTTTTCTATATATAAATTTCGGGCGTTGAATCGTTATGGTCGCCGCATAACAAGGAGGAATTACCATGAAACAACGTTTTCCATTGAATCTACAACTCTTTGCTGAAGAAGGCGAAGTTACGGGCGTTGAAGAGGCATCTGTCGCCGGGATGCAAGAAGAGTCATTCCAAGATGAAACAAATGAACAGTCAGAAGTACACTCGGGCGTTGAACATACTGATGTCGCCGATCAGAACAATGAAAAAGGTTTTGCTAAGGCTTTGAAAGCTCGAGAAGAACAGATAAGAACACAGCTCGAACAGGAATACAACGGTAGATCAAAGGAAACTGAAAGGTATCAGCAATCATTAGAACGTGCTGCAAGACTCAATGGATATCCAGATCACGAATCTTACATGTCTGCCCTTGATGAGTATGAAGCTAATCTACACATACAGGAAGAAGCCGATCGTTTAAACGTATCTGAGGACTTTCTAAGAGCTGAGTTTAATCCAATCAAGCAAGAGTTGTCACAGGCCAAAACCGAGCTACAACAGCTGAAAGAAGCTGATATGGTCCGCCAAGTGCAAAGCCAGTTGGAAAGCATGGAACGGAATGCCGCAGAGTATCCCGAGTTCACCAAATATAAGAATGACGTAATCAACATGGCTGCAAATAAAGGTTACACCTTGGACGATGCCTACATCATCGCATCCCATCACGATCGATTAAATAGCGCACGTACGCAAGCCCAACAAGAAACGATAAGAAATTTACAACAAAACGCCGACTCTTCCACTGGATCTTTGGGTGCAGACGCTCCCGAGCATGCAGGGGGTTATTCTGCTTTGTCTCCATCGGAGAAGAAAGCATTCAGAGAGAGTGTGAAAGGTCGAGCTAACTAGGGGGAAAAATAAATGTTGAAATTAAATCTACAAACATTCGCAACGGCAGTACAAGGGTATAACGCTACATCAGGGGTAAACTCACTTACAGCTGAACAACACGATTTCTTTCAAGATGAGATGTTAGAAAGATTGTTGCCTGAACTAACGTGGACTAAATTCGGTGAGAAGAACAAAAACATCCCTAAACAAAAGGGTGCAACTACAAGTTTCCGTAGACTCAATTCGTTGGCTGTTTCTACTACGGAGATCACTGAAGGTGTAACTCCTGATGGCGTTAACTTGGACATCGTTAAAATCACGACAGTTGTAAAAGAATATGGTTCGTGGACTAAGATTTCTGAATTTATTAACATGACGGGGTATGACCCATTACTTACTGAAACATCAGGTCTCATGGGTGAAAATGCAGGAGAATCCATTGATATCATTGTTCGGGACATGCTTGCTGCAGGAACTAATGTGTTCTATGCCAATTCAAAGGTTTCTCGTAGCGCACTGTTGCCAGCTGATAAGATCACAGCACTGGACATTCTTAGAGTTCGCCGTACCATGAAGCGCAACAAGGTTAAAACAATCCGTCTTCCTAATGGTGGAGATGGTTATGTAGCTCTTGTGCATCCTGACGTTGCTATGGACATCATGCAATTGCAGGAGTGGAAAGATCAAAACACTTATGTAAACACGAAGAACCGTGAAGAAGGATTCCTTGGAAAGATGTACGGCATTTACTTCATGGAAGTGGACAATGGTGTTAAGTACGCTAGTGGTGCTGCTGGCGCTCCTGCTGCCAATGATGCATACGGAACGATCTTCCTGGGCCGTGGTGCATATGGTATCCCTGATATCGAAGGTAGCATGAAGCCTGATATCATCGTTCACCCAGCTGGTAGTGCTGGATCAGCAGATCCAATGAATCAATTTAACACCGTAGCGTGGAAGTGTGCTTTTGCTGTTGTTCGACTTCAAGAATTAGCAATCATCAGATATGAATCAGGAGCAACAATCTAATAGATTACATCAAGGAGCCTTCGGGCTCCTATTTATTTTAAGGAGGAATTAACATGTCAACTAAAGAAGAAGAAAAAACACCAGAACAATTGGTTATGGAAGAAAAAGGGCTAGAGAGAAAGGCGAAAACAGTAGAGAAAAACGCTGAACAACAACTTAAAAGTATGAAAAAGGTGACCATCCTTATTCCGGACGACCCACAGAACCCATCAGATAAAGTTGTTCCTATTGGATTTCAAGGGATTGTCTACACTGTACCGCGTGGAGTGCCTGTTGAAGTGCCTGAAGCTATTGCCGAGATATACAACTACTCTTATACAAGCACCAGAGCAACTAATGCTCGAATCGATAACAGTATCAGTCAAGAAATTAAAGTGATGTAATAAGGCCCTTCGTGGGCCCTTTTTCTTTATAAAGGAGTGATAACGTGAAGCTTCAAGAAATACTAGACGAAATAGCTGAGAAATACCCACATGACATGTCCAATGATAGCGTGATACGTAAGATTAACCTTGTGCAGAATGAGCTATTCCGTACGACGTTCTTAGTGAAAACGATGGCGATGTATAACATTCAAAAAGATGTGTTTGCCTACACGCTACCATTCCCACGCACAAGCCTTTCTAGCGTGATTGTAGATGGTAGACCATATAACTATCAAGACAGCAAAAGAGAGTCAAACAACCCATTCTATTACTTCGTAGGTGACAAAGGATTAGGTATCAATCCAACGCCTGATAAGGATATCGAAAGCGGTCTTGCTCTTTTCTACACAAAGTCACCGAAACAATTGACTGATGTAGACAAAACGGTCGTTCCTGAGCTTGATCCAGACTTTCACCTGTTACTTGTATACGGAGCTTTGGCACAGATTACCGAGAGCTTCAACGATGTAGCGATGATTAATAATTTCACGAATAAATATAACGGACTAATTCAGGAGTTTCAGAAAGCCAATGACGAAACGCCGGATTACCCTGTTATTGAAGATGTCATGGGGGTGTGGTAATGAGTTCATCGCGAGATATAGCACAACAATATAAAGATGGTGGCGTGATCCCTGCTGACCTTGTAGGAGAGGATGGGGCTACAAAGACATATGTAAATAATCAGTTAGCGCAGAGAGATGCGCAGATCGCGGCGGCGGCTTCGGCAGCATCGGGCGCACAGACAGATATAAATTTGCATAAAGCAGACAATACAGTCCATGTATTACCGAGTGAAAAGGCTGCTTACAACGGACACATTGCAGACGGAACAATTCATCTTACACCAGATGATAAGAACAATTGGAATGGAAAAGCACCTGGCACTGTACAAACGGACCTGACCAACCACACAAGCAATGTAAACATACACACCACATCAACTGAGAAAACAAAGCTTGCTGATATACAGCATAACGCAGAGGTTAATCAGAATGCATTCAGCGCTGTGAATGATGTGCCAGCAGGAGCCAAGACAGATACCTTGTTCATCGTTGGAGGAATCGGGATCACAGTATCAACGGATCCGACTACAAAGAAGGTAACCATTACTGCGACTGGTAGCGCGACACCGGGACCACATGCAAGTACGCATATAACTGGTGGGGCTGACAGAATACCGGATGCAGTCACGAGTGGCGATAGTGGTCTTATGAGTGGGTCGGATGCTCAGTTTGTAAGAGTGGATGGAGAAACGAAAATAGGGGCACAAGCTAAAGTTGATGCTCTCGCAGGGGTGGGGAATACAAAAACAGTTAAGCAGTTGGATGATGATGTTACTGCACATAAGGCGGATGAAACGTATCAAGTAGCAACAGGAACGGCTACAGCATTAATTGTGCCAATGGCAACGTTAGTTAATGGATATTCCAAAACGTTTATAGCGAGCGCTAACAACGGTGCGGCGGCAACAACTATCAACAGCAAGCGACTATATAAACCTAGTACTGTAATTGCTCCAACGTTAATTGCAGGAAAGGCATATACAGTTTGGTACAACTTGGCGAGTGATTGTTTTTTTATCAAAGCTAGTGCTGAGGGAACAGCTACAGTGGCACAGGTACTAGCAGGAGTGCCATTTAGTAATGAAATCGATACTGGATTAATAGGTGCAATGCCAAATAACGGTGTAATCAATCAAACAATCACAACACAAGGAGGACAAATTAATTTAAGTGGATATGTTGCGCCCGGTAGTAATGTAACTGCCTCGATTACAAACTTAGTACCACAAAACATTGTGGAAAACATAAATGTGGGGGGCGTTGTAGGAACGGCGAAAGGGGCGGTGCCTAACTTACTACCGTTATACACCTATGGTGCAGAAAACGTGGATATGGTAGTTGATTTCACGGAGAATAACGGAGCTTCTTACTTTGAGGCAACCGCCATCAGACTTAGCCCTATATCTACAACGGGTAGAGGAAGGGCGAGCGTAATAACTAATAGTAAGATAGATGTTACGGGGTTTAAAAGAATTTTAATTTCCGCATACGCCACAAGTAATGACGGAGGTACTATACGGCTAATAGTGGGATTGTCAGACTCAAAACTAACCAATGAGACAGGTTTTGTGTCAGGACAATTTGTTGAAATAAATAACCCAAATATAAATACCGCGGCAAAGGAGTTTTCTATTCCTATAACCGCTAGTGGATTATACTATCTAAAAATAATATCAGTAAATGCCGTAAACGCAAGTGTACAAAACATAAGCATCTCAAATATTTTACTACTTAAATAAAAATTAAAGGGGATTGATAAAATGTTCCACTATGCAAAGTTAAATCAAAATAATATTTGTGTTTCCATCGAGACTAGTGTGAAAAAACTGGAAGAAAGAAACGACTTACTCCGTCAGCAAGACTATGTACCCTCGTTAATAAATCGAAAATGGCTAGGAGACCAATGGAGTCAAGAAACATTTGAGGATACAACCGAATTGGAAAGGTTGAAGGAAGAGAATGTGTTATTAAAAAGCGAGTTAGATGCAATGAAGTCAAATCAAGCTCTTATGAAAACCGCTCTTGACGACCTAATCCTTGGAGGTGGTATATAATGTCGGCATACATGGGGCAACGGATTATCGATGGTGCACAAGAATATACTTTCGTAATCGGAAAGAGACCTGATTTAAAGATTGGAATAGATAGTTATTTAATTTCAAAAGGTAAAGATGATTTAATAGTTTAGTGAACAAACAGACGATTATACGCAACATCAAGCATCTCTTATGAGGTGCTTTTTTTATTCGAAAAGAGGTGAGTAAGTGAAGCAGTGGACAGCATCACCAGAACGAACCAAACCAGTTATAGTTACACTGGCGGATGGCATAAACCAATCAGTCGAATCTATAGAGATCAAGGACAGTCAATGCACTGCCGTGGTCAACATGGATTCTTTTCTTTATCCCACGTTGCAGGTGCGTGAAGGCAGTACATTGTTCAGCCAACACACAGGCTATATAAACCGCATATTCAAGTTCTTAGGTGTTTGGTATTGTGGTAATGCTAGAGGGGTGTACAAGCAATCAGGAGCATCGTGGGTGGCTGTATATGAGTATGGTGACACGAATAATAACAGATTATGGGATGCGGCAATGTTTTTCGATGGGAGTAAGTTGTATTTCATAGATGGATCGCTTCAACTAAGGCAATATGATGGATCAACATTAACAACCTTGGGTAGTGCTCCTGCTAATAGCGCATTTATGACCACTCACGCCAACCGATTCTATTTAGCTAATCGTGCAGATAACTTGCTGTCATACTCAGGATTAAGGCTTGCAGATGATTGGACATCACCAAATAAATATACCGGTACAGGCAAGATAACCATTGAAACACCAGACGGCGAGAAGCCTACAGGCTTAGTATCATTTGCTAATCACGTCATACTATTTAAAAAATACACGCTGCATGAATTGTTTGGTGAAGATAGTACCAACTTTGAGATGAAGAATCCTTTTAATGTAGGGTGCATATCCGATAGATCGATTGTTCAAACGACTGAAGGATTACTGTTTTTCCTTGCATCTGATGGGATTTATGTCTACATGGGAGGGGCTGTGCCGACAAAGATCAGCGATCCAATACAAAACTATATTAAACAAATAAATCTTACCTACGCCCAACACTGTGTATCTGGCACAGATGGGCGTTTTGTTTATCTATCTTTAGTAACTGGATCAGCAACAACACCGAATGTGACGCTCAAATATGACCTACAACGTCATTCATGGTGGGTTGAGAGTTATGTGGCTACTTCCTTTTACTTGGACGGACAGACGCTATACTACGGCACAGCAGACGGTAAAATCATGAAGGTTGGCGGCGTTAATGATTCAGGGGTTCCGATCACTTGGAGTATTGAAACAAAGCCATTCAGTGAGTCGGATGAGACAGTCAGAAAGGCTATACACCGCATTTGGTTGGTAGCTGATATAGAAGTTGGGTCAACACTTAGTATCTCCTACGCAGGCGGCACAGAAAGCGGTACATGGAATCAGGTGTATACGACCAACAACGGTACTGGACAGATACAGAGTATAAAGATTCCTGTCATCGTCCGCACGCCGGAGACATGGTACAGGCTTAAGATAAACGGCACTGGCAAGGTGAAGATACATCGGATCATAAGAGAGTTATCTAGGAGGGGATCATAGTGGGTCAAGTCATTATGCCAAGCGTACAAGGATCTACAACACTGGAAGAGGTCAAGAACACTGTAGCAATCATGATTAAGGAGTTATCGTGGTTACTTAATAATCTGGATACACGCAATGTGAATGAATTGAATGCAGAGGTTATAACGGCATTATCTATAACAGCTGAAAAGATAGCGGCAGACGCAATCACAGCTGAGAAGATAGATGTGAATGAGTTGTCTGCTATTACAGCTAATCTGGGTCATATCACAGCAGGTTTAATTGAAGCAGTAAACATATTTGGATCATATATCGCAACGAGTAAGAGTTATCCAAGATGTGAAATGAGTTCAACAGGCAATGTATTTGGTGCTTTTTCAAGCGCTCAACATTATATTGCAATTGATCCTGCTTATGCTGGTACTCCAGCCTTAAAATTCTATTATGCTGGATTAGAACTTGGACGAATAAATAATATGAGTGGAGTTATGGATATAGTCGGAACTGGGGGTATTGACCTATACACAGGCAGTGATAATTTGCGGATACCTTCATTCGGAAGGGTCGTGAGTGCCACAGGACAAAACTTAGGGGTTGAACTAGATGGTAAGGCAACGGCTGGAATTTCTACTAGCATGTCAGGTGCCGCAAATGGCGGAATACCCATTGGAACGGTGTTCAAAGATGTGAATGGTGTGAATCACACTTGGAATGGCGTACCGCTACATTCACATGCACAAAATTAAATGGTATACTTACACCAAAATATGACAATGAGGTGCATACCATGAAAAAAATAAAGGAATTATCACTAATAATGTCAGGTGTTGTTTTAGGACTTGGATTATCATTCTCCCCACAAATATATGCGGCAACATCTAGTTTACTAGGAAGCAAGGTAGATAAGGTTATTGTAGTTAAGTTGGACAAGGTGGAGTTGGGTAAGGCTATTGCTGTAGATGGCACTAGTTACTTGCCTATTAGATCATTATCCAATGCCTTGGATGTGGGTGTTGATTACACCTCTAGTGAGATTAAATTAACTTCTAGTAAAGGGGCTAATACAATGGCAGTGACACCTGAAATATCAAGCAGTGACTCTGGAGAGATCGCCAAGGAAGAGCAACTCAAAATGGATGAACATGCCGTTAAAGTAAATTCAGTTTTAAAAGAAATAATTGACATTGAGAAGAAAATTAAAGACGCAGATAGAGCTATAAGTTTAATCGACAGTGATTATTATAAAGAAATTCAAGGTAAGTTAAAATATTTTCAAGACAGATTAGCTGAGTTTCCTTACGTTTCCGTTGATATTGAGAGATATAAAACCGATCTTGATAAAATGAACAAAGATGCTGCTGACGCAAAGATTAATATTCCTATTTTCAAAGCTAATATCGCAGATCTTCAAGCCCAACTAGCTGCATTGAACAAGTAAATGAGTAGAAGAATATCGTCTGTCATATTTATTGTTGCACTAATAGTAATAACCTCATCACTATTTTATTTTTATGTTGATTTGAATAGAAAAGTTGAACAAATACCACTGAAGTATGATGCACTTCAGCAAGAATATAGCATTGAAGAAGATAGAGTTCTTGAGATCAATAAAAAGATATATCAAGATGTAGTCAGTGAATATGAATCTTTAGGTGGTAACACTTCTGACTTATCCAGATTTGATACTCTTAGATTTTTGAGAGATTCTGAAACCAGTAGTGAACTCTTAAATTCAATTGAACACGAACAATTGACGACTACTGCGATATCTGAACCACCAACTGGACAGTATCGAGAAACTCTTGAATATGAAGAAGAACTTGAATTACGAAGCAATTTCAAATTCATATCAGTAATTCATGCTTATGCTGCACTCATGGCCTTAGCGGTATATATTGTAATGATGTTGTTATCTAAAAAGAAAATTATAACTAAGGACTCCTAACGGGGTCCTTTTTCTATTGCAAAGGAGAGTGAAACAATGGCAACGGTAAATGGAGTAGTAAAGCCTACAGTCGCAGGAGTATCAGCATCATCAACCCTAGGCAATGGTGGCGCAGACTATAACACCGCAGAAGCAGAGTTAAAGAAGAAAATTGCCCAGAACCAATTAAATATATCAACAAATAAAAACTTTGCAGAGAGCGAGACTGCTCGAGCATTGAAGGTCATTCAGGAGAGACAGGCAGCAGGACAGGACACTACAGCCCAACAAAAGTACCTGACAAACAACCTTGGGTATAAGGCTCCTACAGCAACGACTAATACTACCAATTCAGTTGCACAGCCTGCCGCAGCCAAGACCAATGCTTCTCAGGGATCTACTTTGATGGAGCAAATGTTAGCCATTGCCAACAGAGAAAAACAAGAGTTCAGCTATGATCCTAACAGCGACCCAGCCTATCAAGCTGCATTGAAACGAGCTAGTGCAAATATAGATACTGGAAACTCGGCGGCTCAAGCAGAAATGAACCGTAGAGGAATCTTGAATAGCACCATTACCAGTGACCGCATGAGTGAGATAGCAAGTGCTGAAATGGGTAACGTAGAAACTACGGTCATTCCTCAACTCATGGCTCAGGCATATCAGAAATATCAGGATCAACAGAACCAAGAACAACAACAGTTTGCAAATATGGGTTCACTGGCGCAGATGTATACAGGCGAGGATCAAAGAGGTATTGATAACACCAACACCACCGCAGGGTTGACGGGATATCTACCATTCTCACAAGAAGCTCAGTCGGCTATAAATAGTATCATTCAACTGAAACAACAAGCCGAAGCGAAAGGGATAACAGCGGCAGAGAGAACTAAATTGAGCGCTCAGGCTGACGGATACCGTGCACAATTAATTTCGCTCGGGATTGACCCAGCGGCGTATTCATCGGCTGTGAATTCAACATCTGCATCTAAGAACAGTAACATCGGTATTCGTACTCTTGCAGGACAGACGTTAGATGCTAACAATCAAGCGCAATCGTTTAATCAAACCATGGATACTAGAAAACAAAACTTCACAGAAGGACAACAAGGTTGGCAGAACAACTTCCAAACTCAACAGCAAGGATGGGAAAACAAATTCAAGACTGAGCAACAAGCTTATCAAGCTGCTAGGGATGCTATTTCTGATAACCGTTGGAAAGCAGAGTTTGACCAAAGCGTTAGTCAATTCGGTCTTAACTATGCTCTTAACCAGTTACAAGAAAGTAATTCAACGGCTTACCAACAAGCGCAGTTGGCGCTTAGTCAAGATGATAACGCTCGTCAGTGGGCTATTACTGATTATGACATGTCAAAGAGCACTGATGCTGCTAAGTATAGCGGTATGACAGCTACACAAGTAATAGATAGCGCGCGTCAGATGTTTACAGTGAAGGATGCAAAAACAGGGAAAGAATCATTCCCTACAGACGCTACATCGCAAGATAATATTTACAACTATGTGGGCAGTCTCGGGTTGCCGATGGGTCAAGATGATCAAGTCATGCTTAGCCTAGGGTTAACAAAGGCAACAATAAATGCTTTAGATAAAAAGTATGGGGTAACCTCGGGAAACTAACTGGCACCGCTAATGGGTTAGGTTCCCTGTCCAGTAAATATGAGTCCGGTGGAGACGCCGGATCTATTGCTCGTACAAAGGGAGATATTGGCGGTGCCTCATACGGTAA